TCTACGTGAATTTTAGAGGAATCTTTATTACCACCTTCAGCCATGATTTTCTGTGCTAAAGTATTGTAATCAGGAATTTTATTGTAATTTTTGTACAACTCTCTTGTATTTTCCATAATAAATCTAAACGAGTTATTATCAAAAAACTTACTTTCTAACACATCAATAATTGTTTCACCGTATTTCTTATCTTCAATAATAGCCTTGATAAGGGATTGTTGAAACGAAAACCCCAAATACCCAAAATTCCTTTCTTCCATAATAGTTGTATATATAAATTTAAAATTATAATTCGTACCCTAAATAACTTGTTTCCAATTCTTCAGAAGACAAAATATCTGTCAAATCTGACAAAATTCTCTTCAATCTTGGACGAATATCTACAGTGTATCTAACCTTTGGATGGTAAAGGTACGCCGGAAATATCCTCTGAATAAATACATCGTCACCTAGCTTGATTTCCAACAAAAAATGCTCTTTTTGCCCTTCATTTAATTCTTCCACATTCTCAAAATTGAGGATATAGTTTTGATTTTCACATAGATAGTTGGAACTTTTTATTTTTAAATCGTAAGAAATATCTTCACAAATATTTTTTACGTAATAATGTAAATCCATAGAACGTGTAGCTTGTTCTACATAATCTTTTACATTAAAGAATCTTTGGCAAATAATGTTGCCCTCTAAAGTCAATAAGAACTCAAATTTTGTGATGTCCTGTTGATTACTCATAGTTTTTAATTTTTATTATTTTTTTATTTTTGGTTTTATAATTCTTTTCAATTCTCGTTAAACGCATATATGGGTTTAAAAAGTTTATCCACGCATCTTCTGATTTTGGTAGGATATTAAATAATCCGTCTTCCATCATCATTTTCATTGTATTTTTATATGACCTACCTTCAGGGTCTAAAGGTTCGTTAACCAATTGTATAATGTTCTCTTTAGCTTCTTCGGTTAAATATGGGTCTGTCAAACTAACAATGCGGTTGTTTACGTCGAAAAACTCATCTCCGAAAACTCCATGTTTTGTAACACCTGTAAGTAAATTAGTTAAAGATTTATTATGTTTATCTTTTTCAAATAATAGGTTACACTTGTCCTTAACCTCATCAACCGTTATTGGTTGATTCCTTAGTTCAGGGAAAAAAGATAAAAATCTTTTAACTCCCATTCCTCTTATTCCTGCTATGTTATCGGAACTGTCACCACATATCATTTTAACCAATCTAACATTTTCAATTAGAATTTCTTCGTGGTCGTAAACAATCGTATCGTTTTGTTTGTATAATTTTTGATGAGATGGATTATAAATTTGTGTATTTTCTGACACAAGTTGTGTTAAATCCCCATCGGATGAATAAATAATTTTCTTTTCGTTTGGTGAGTTTTGAGTGTAGTAAGCAATGTTATCATCTGTCTCACAATACTCATACTCCCCCTGTCTAACATATAACTCTTCAAGATATTGTTTAACCCTATCTTTTTGATAAAAATAAGATTGTAAATCTTCTTCAGTTCTTAATCTTGAACGTCGGTTTTCCTTGTAATGAATATATATTTTTTTTCTTGTTAATGAACCTTCATGTCCATCCCAAAAAACCACAATTTTTTCTAAATGGTACGTATCAAACGCTCTCCTAAGAGTATTAAGGAAATGATAGATTCCCCCAATATGTGTTCCTTTATGAAAGGCGTTCTTGACACCATAGTAACCAATCGTAAGTAAATTATCTCCATCAACAAGTAAAACCGACATTTAAAAATTTTATAGATCTGACTCTTCTGTTACAACTTCCACATCCGCAATGTCTGTAACACTAACACCTAACATCTTACTGATGTAATCACCACACTCTTTTTTGTACTCTTCAAGAGATTTCTTTTCTTCTCCTTCCTCTCGTCCTGCCATAAAACCGTGTGATGTAACCAAGATACGTCCGTCCTCATATCCTAAACCATTGATATGGTTTTTCATAATTGAGATTTTTGTTCTTGTTGCTATTTTAACTTTTCTCTTATCTTTTGTGATTGAGATTTTTGTTGTTCCCGCTCCTTTTTGATTACCAAATAAGAATACGATACTTGAGTTTAACCAAATTGCTTCTCCACCTTTCGCTTTAATCTTCGGTTGTCCGAAAGGATTGTCAGGTAATTCTACCCAAGGTTGGTTTACAATGATTAACGTATTTGTATGAGGTTTATCTGTTCTTCTTGAACCTGAAATACGTTGGTTGATTCCCATTCCAATTTTGTCAGCTAATACCGACGCATTGTGTTGTTTACCACCTTTTCCATCGTAAGTCATTTTACATGGAACCGAACCTACCGAATCCCAAAGAATTAATAAATCATGTGGTAAGTCTCCTTTCTCTTGAGCATCTAATAATTCATTAATATACTCTGTGATTTGTTCGATGTACTCGAAATCACTATTGAAAAGATAATCTCCGTCTTTATTGAAACCCATTAATTCTGCGTGGTCCCAACTCCATTTTTGTTCAGTAATTACAAATACAGGAACAATACCTTTCTTTTGTGCGTCAACCGCAGCTTTAACTAAAGCCGTAGTTTTACCCGTATCACTATGTCCTAATAACATATTGATGTGACCCATTGCGGGTCCAGGAATACCTGTAGCATCTAAAAAGGCGTCACCCAAATCAAAGAAACGGTCTGGTTTATATTCCGCCTCTTTAGAGAACTTCTTCTTAATTGCTGAAAAATCTGTTTTTTTTATACCTGCCATAATGTTGTTTTAAAAATGGGGTTTCTGACGTTATCTCCACCCCTCCATTAATAATTAGAATGGTAAATCACCATCTACATCTGCTTCGTCTTGTGGGTCAACTGTTGGAGTTGAAGATTTCGGTGAACCGATTGTTTCTTCAGCTGTTGAGTTTGAAACCCATTTGTTACTATTGGTATCCCAACGTGGAACTTCACCTTTAGCAACCATTTCTAAATAATCTTCACCTTTTTTAGAATAAACATCTCCCCATGTTAACTCATCTTCTAACCATGTTTTAGCAACATCGGCGTCAGTATGTAAAGGACTTGCGTCATCGTTCAAAACTGAACTAATAACTGTGTATTCTTTACCTTGTCCTGATTTTGTTAAACTCAATGATAAGATTAAATCACGACCTTTTTGAGAATCGGTAACATCACCTTTATTACGGAAGATTGGGAAGATTTTATCAATAACTCCATCACCTTTGTGATTATGTTTAAATCTCCAAAACTTAACTCCGTCCGCTTCGTGGTCACGGTCGATAACTTTAACGATATAAAATTTACGAGAACGGTAAGTTCTTGCTAATTCTTTATCTGATTCAACTCCTGTTGCCATTAAAGCATTTTTAACTTCATTTAATGGTGAACGTTTTCCTTCTTGTTCTGGGTCATATAACTTAACCCATTTTCCATCCACTTGAACTTCGTGGAAAAAAACCTCTACAAATGGAGAAGAACCATCTTTTGTAGGTAAAATACGAATACGTCTTTCTTCACCTTTAGAACCTTTAGGTAATACGGTAGTGAAATAACGTTTTAATCTGTCTTCTGAAGACATCTTGTTTGAATTGCCACTTGTGGCGTTTTTGTTTTGTTCGTACTGTTTTAGTACTGCATCAAATGTTGACATAAATTTAATTTTAATTAATAAATCATTATAGTATAATATACATAAAAAAACCCAGACTGTGAAATCTGGGTTAAGTTATTTTTAAAGTTTTTTTTACTACCAACCAATCAAATATCTTGGATAAGTACCCATGTTGTCAAATCTTTTGGTTATTGTGTAACCTGATGAAATTATTGATCCAGTCAATGTATCGTCCAAATAGTTACCTTCAATTATAACAGAATATAAACCGTTGGTTGTTGCTCCTGTAATTATTGAATTGACATATGTTAACCCTGTAAAGGCGTTATTTGATGCCGTTCTCGATGTTGATGCGCTTTGTAATGCCATTTCTTTTAATAATTTTTAATTTATTCTAATGTTAATAAATATGTAACTTGATTTAACAATCCTAAAATCTCATCTCTAATATTCAATAAATCAGTATCTTTAGAGTCAAACTCCTCAGTCCATTGAATTAAAGCATCTTTTGATGTTTCTAACATTTCTTTTAAATCTAAATCATTTAAATTCACTATGTTTATTGTCTTATCTTCTTCTTCTAATTTGAATCTACCGTACTTTCCCATAGCAGTTTCAGCAAAAGTGTCGGTTAAATCAATTAAGCCTTCAAAAAGTTTGTCAAACGCGTTGTGTCTTGCGTAACTTTTGGTTTGCCAATGATTAATTTTAGTCTGATTTTGAAGTTCCATTAGGAACTTTATTTTAGAACTTATATTCATCTTCTTCTTCTTGTGGGTTAAATGACTTTTTTATTCCTGAATCATAATTTGTTACGTCATCTTTGGTTAAAACATATTCATTTTTTCCACTTTGTTGCATCTCTTGTTGCTTGTGATTAAAAAATTCTTGTGGTTTTTCATTAAATGGATACGAATCCAATGAACGCATTTCCAATTTTTCAACTGGTGTTTCAGGTTTCATTTGTTGTACCTTAGCCCCTAACTCATCGATTTTAGCCATAACTTGGTCCATTTGAGCAAGTTTAATTTCTAAATCGTTAAGTTTAGTAAATACATCATCCATTTTATTAATAACCGCTGTATTATCTTGTGTGTGATTTTCTAAGTCTTTTTTAATACTTTTAGTCATATCAACTAAATCTGTAATATCTAATTCTTGAGTATCAGATTCAGGTAATGCGTCGGGAGCTCCCGCTACAGGTGCGTCTGCCGCCGGTGCCGTTGATGGGTCAACAGGTGCGTCTGCTGGTGGTGCTGCCGCTGGATCAACAGGAGCATCGGGTGCCGGCGGAGCCGCTGGATCAACAGGGGGAACTCCTTGTTCCATAATCATCGTTTTACCATATCTATTAATAGATTTGTAACGATTCAACTCTTCTTGTAATTTTTGTTCTAACATGGCTTAATCTTGTAATAATTGTCTACCATCATTGGTAATGTATCTTTTATTTATTCTTTCAACGATTCCGTCTTTTTCTCTGATTGTATAACATTCTCCTGTTACTAAATCACATTCTTCTCTTTCCATACCGTCATTTGACACTTTTTTAACTTGTTTAGGGGTTAAAAATTGGTCAACAGTACTGTTTAGTCTATTGTTTTCCATAATAGTTTTTTATATAAATATCTATAATATCATTAATATCCGGCCTCCATTGTAAAATAAACTACCTGTCCTTCAGATAGTCCCAAATCACGCATTAATTTATATGATAAAGCTATACCAAATCCATCTACATTAGGTCCATTATGTATTGGTCCACTAATGTTACTTTTGTTTATTTCGGTTACACTTTTACCAATTGGTTCGACTATTTTTGTGGAATTATTACTAGGGTTTATAAATGTTGTTTTAGCACTAATAATAAAATTAGAAGATACTCTTAAATCAAATTTAGTGGAGTAGAAATAATTTGTTTTATTTCCTTTTATATCATTCCATAATATATTTTTATGGTTAACATCACCCGAATTTTTAGTTTTAGATGTAACTAATGATAAGATAGCCATTTCAATATTATCATCAGGATTATAGTTTTTACCTCCCATTGAACATGCCA